AACCACCAGAGATTTGCTCAATAATGTTTAAATTCGTGTTAGTCTTTGTTCCCCATGTACCCGCGTTTTCACCGGTTACCATTAACTCTACGCCGAGAGGTGTGTAAGTTGAAGTCATTGTTTAATTCTCCTAATTGTTGTTATTTATACTTGTTATATAGTTTTAAGTCAAACATAATTATACCGGATTTATTTTAGTATATCCTGTGCTAGTTTTAGGCACTATTCTTGCGTATGTGCCTGGGAATGAAATCCCTGCAGTACCTAAAGTAACTGTAGCAGATAAGCCAAGACCCACTAAAGATGCGTTTGTTTGTTGTACTGTTGTTACGGTTCCTAAAGCTGAAGTTAATGATTGACCTGAAAGAGTAGCTACTGTTACTGGTAAAGCTTCTACAGTTCCTAAACTTGCAGTTAAGCCTGTCGGAGCGGGTAACACATGTACTGGATCAGAAGTAATATCAACAGTTCCTAAAGTAGCTGAAAGTGAGAATCCAGTTAAACCTACTGCATCCTGTGTTGTTGCTGTTCCTAATGTTGATGTTAAAGAGAATCCTGATAATCCTACAGAATGATCTCCTGGAACTAATAAACCTTCGGTAGATATTAAACCTAAACCTGTTAAAGTAATTGTAGCATCAGTAGAAACATCTGCAAAAGAATTTACAGTTGATGTTAAAGAAAATCCTGATAAGCCAACAACATCTTCAGCTACAACAGTTCCAAGAGAACTAGTAAGTGAAAATCCAGTTAAACTAAATTGAGCTGCTTCTACAGAACCCCAACCATTTTGACCCCAATTTAATGTACCCCAACCTGGTTTTACTGCAGGAGTTAAACTTCCAACAGAAGCTGTTAAAGTTGGTAATGCTGTTAAAGCTAATTTAGTTTCTGCACCACCCCAACCTTCAAATCCCCAAGTATCTGCACCCCAACCTGTTTCATTAAATGCAGAAGGAGTCCCTAAAGTTGTTGTTGCTGATTGACCTGTAAGAGTAATTACTACATCATCTTGACTGCCCCAAGTATTGTGGCCATAATTTAACATACCCCAAGTATCTGAAGGTACTGTGTTTGCAGCTCCACCCATACCAGAGTGAATAGTACAATAATAATAAAGTTGTGGTGCTGAAGCAGCAACAGTAATTTCAACTTGAGTTGCACCATTTACAGTAACTCCGTTTGTATATTCTACTCCGCCTGAGTGTGTACCGTCCGATGTTGTAGAAAATCTAAATGGATGAGCCGAAGGATAATTAAATACATAAGTATAACCTTCAGCAAGATTTATAGTATCTTGTTGAACGCCATCAATAACATATTTATTGCCATAGCCAGTGCTGACGACTGTTACTGTGAATGTTCGGATTGCCGACATAAGGACTTACTCCTTATGCTATCTGAATGATTGCGTTGCCTGCTGTTTGAGCTGGAAATTGAATTGTAAAAGTTCCGCTTGTTACAGTTTTGTCTGAACCAAAGTTGATAGCACAAACTGCTCTGTTAGCTGTGAACCCTGTAATAGAAGTTGTATTGTAAATTAAACAACCTCGTGCCGTAAAAGAAGCAGAAGATCCCCAACTTGTAGTATCAAATTTTACACACGCTGTGTCACCAGATAAAACTGGATCAGCCGATGCTGCTAAAGTATTTCCACCACCAGTATACCCAGATGCAGTAGTTGTAACTTCGTAAGTACTTGTAGGATCAGCTGTAGGAGTTGTTGGTGCCGCATACGCTGTAGTTGATTTATTTAAAGTTGCTGAGTCACTTGAATATAATGCTATTTTAAATGTATTACCTGTAGGTGCTCCACTCGAATCGTTAAAATTGTGTCCACCTTGTAGAATTTCTACTTTAAATGAATTTGCTATTGCAGATACTATTGTCATAATTTTTTCTCCTATTATGGTGAAGGTGACTTAACTTGTATCCTAACTGTTCCATCAGTGTAATCGTCTCGTCTTCTTCTCCCCAGTTGCATACCAGCGAACTGTTGTATGCTTGTTTTATACTTATTCTCGTACAGTGTCAACATGTCTATCGGACCTTTTAAAAAACCGTATGCCTCAACCAAACACGCATATAATAAACCTTGTGGAAAATAGGTACTTAAATATGTGTTGTTATTAAAACCGGTGCCAGATCCTAAACCATTCGGCATTTTGTTGTAATATATTCTAAAATAGTAATTAGCGTCTGGTGTAGGGGATAAATATATTCCTCCTGATGAAGTGTCTGTAGTATTATCAGCACCACCAAACATTGCATAATATTTAGGAAATCCTGTAATATCTTGAGCGGTTAAATCGCCTTCTGGACCAGTTAATCTATCTATATATTCTGATAAATATGTTTGATCTTTTTTCTCCATCCAATGACCACTACCAGTGCTGGCAGTAGTAGAATTAAAAATTTCAACACCTCTTATAAACAAAGCTCCTGCCGGCGAGTTCATTGTATTATCGTCAGCAACTAAATTACCTTCTTGAACAAATCTTTGAGAGTCCATAGGTAGTTCTTGATAGATTCTAAATTCAGCAGCCATAATAATTCCATCTAAAATAGTTGTTGTAAAAACATCAGAACTAACTTCAGTATAATCCATGATGGCTTGTTTTAGTGTAGTATAATCGTATTTTTTAACTCCTGACATAATTAAGCTCTATCATTTACGGGTCCAATTGTACACTGAAAACCGCCTCCTGTTTCGCTACTTGTAGCAGCAGTAATTAATGTAACATTTACTCCATCAAATTGTGTAGTTGTAGATGGTTGACCTGTACTTGGAACTGATGTCTCATTTAAAGAAACAACTTTATAACAACCAAAAACTTTAGCCCCGCTTGTATGTGTACCCGCTGTAGTATTTTCAAATGTAGCTCCTCTATATGGAGCAGACGTTCCACGAACACATCCAGTTAAAGTATGTGTAGACCTACCTGTATATTGAATAGTTTCATCTACATAAATTCCATCATTATTTACTTTTTCTATAACAATAAAACCACTCGTCGGAAATTGTGTTCCGTCAGTTAAAACAATAGAATCTGCTGTAGCAGTAATATCTCCATTTAATGTTGTTGATAATTCTAGAGTAGAAACTGGAATTCCACCAACAGGCACTGTAATATTTCTTAATCTTACTTGATCATTTATTTGTAAGTTACCATTTGGAAAATTAATTTTTAAATTGGTATTAGATGTAGTTACAAAAGGATTTTCTGGTAAAAAATCTTCTGTTGGAAATTCTGTTCTAGCAGGTCTTGCTCTTTGCAAAGCTTGTGGATCTGCATTAGTTGGTTTTGGTTGTAGTTGTGGTTGTTTGGGCTCATACTCAGACATGTGAACTAATGCTCCATTCCATTCTCTAACCATTTCATTGTATGGAAAAGCTAGTCCAGAACGATCTGATATTGCAAGAGCGTATTTACCTTGTGAAAAACTGGTCATTAGGCAACACCAGGATAATATATTTTAGGTGCTATGTAGGTTGAATTAGAAGAACCATCTTCATCTTCTGCTCTTAATAACTCATCTTCATATAACATTTTCATTTCTTGAGTTCTTTGTGGTGCATATTTTTGGGATAGATAAAACGCAAGTCCTGTAATCATACAAGGAATAAATCTATAAGGAACATCACTAGCATTAGTATAAGCACCTACATCATCAATTCTTTTTGTGTAATAAAAATTAATATAGTTTCCATCATGGGCTGCACCAGGAGTTAAATATAAAGTCATACTAACTCTATCAATAAATCTCTGTATCCAATATTGAGTAGGTAAACCTTTATCTGTTTTGTTAGAAAAAGCTTGGTATTGAGATCTACTAATTTTAGTCATTGGCGTATCTACAAAAGTAGATTTTACCCTGTAGTTAGCTTCTTGAATGTCTGTCATTCCTCTTGGAGATTGAGCAACAGCATCGTCTGTATTGTGAATAGCTGCAGTTGTGCCATTAACTCCTCTAACACATCCTGTTAAATTTGAACCTGAAACAGCTGTATATGTAATTTCTTCTGTGCCAATTAAAATTGTTCCGGAAACCGGAAAGCCTGTAGTAGAAGTTAATGCAATAGTAGTAACTGTAGCATTAATTCCAGCACTTAATGTTGTGCTAACTCCATCAGAAGTCCCATCACTTGGTGATCTATAAAAATTGTAAGTAGCTTGACCATCCACTAACGTAACATTTTGATTTTTTACTTCCCAAAAATGAAGTCCTCTATTACCCCATTCAGAAAATAAAATGTTTAAAGATCTTTTAGCAGTTTTTAATTGATAACCGGACGTACCTTGCATACCAATTCTTTCATATGCGTCTTCAATAATTTCGTCTATGCCTAAGTTCTTATCAAAAGTATAAGCCCTTGAAGTAGTGTTAGCCAT